ATAATGTAATGCAAGAGTCTTGGGAAAAGTGTTTAAAAAAATTGGCCCCTAGTAGAGAGGAAACTAGGGACCGTTGTGGCTGCAATCGTGGTTAGGTTTAATGTTATTTAAAGGGAGTTAAAAAACATTAGATGAGTCCTTCGTCCACTTAATACTAGATGTAGTTTAATACGCAGTGTTCGTCAAGATGTTGATTGTGCAATAATGCTTAAAAATGTCGCAATACCTAGCATCATAACTAAATAAAATTCAAGAAATGTCATATTCGCCCTCCTTTTCTGTTTCAATAGCTCTCTTCTTCCTTGTGCCGCAAGTTATAGAATAATCTACAGACAGAAGGCTGACCTCCACTCCAACATTGGATAAATGAAAAAGTGCGGATATAAACGCACTCAATATGTTAATCCTAAGTGAGCGATAGTGTAATTTACTCGAAAAGAGCCTTCCTCAAAATAACCTCCTATTATCTTTTAGAGGGAACGAAGGCTTCAAAAGATGAGAAAACGGCGTGTGCTATCTTCTTGGCTGTATCAAAATTATCAAAACTTAACTGTACCTTGTTAGCCTTGCCGCTTTCTATCTCCAGAGTGGTTGGTAAAGAATGATAAAACCTCATTGTATCTTCTTTTGCCGGTATTATAACCGTTACCTTTATTTGTCCTGCCTCCTTGGTCCATTGTAATCCGTCTTTTACCTGGTCTTCAATGTAACCTAGTTCCTCTAATGTTTTGTGTACTTGCGTACTCATATGCATAATTTCCTCACTTTTTTTTGTAATTTCTATATTGACTTTAACTTTTTTTTCCTTTATTCGCGCGCGATGTAGAAGACATAGAAACGGCTATTTTCCAAGATTCAATAGTTCTTTTATTACATCTTGGACACGAATTAGTTTGTAATTTTTTACATAAATCACAGGCCATATCTAATTAATATTTAATAGTGTATTTTAAAAGAGCTGCATCATTCATTGGTTTTGACATATTCTGCAATTCTTTTTCTTGCTTTCTTCTTTCATTAGCTTGCTCTCTTCTTTCATTAGCAACGACTAAAGCATCCCCGGCCTGATTAATTAATTGAATTAAAATATCAAGATCCATAGGAATTTTTATACAATCTTTATTAGCATTACTAACTATTAAATATTCGCTATTAATGCTGACAAATTTCATTTCATCCATACCTTCAAGATCCATCGTATTCCTCCTCTGCAATTTGATTCTCTACAAAAGATTCAGCATCTTCAAGTGTAGCTTTAGGGTTTTTCTTTCTGTATTCTTCCACACGCCTATCAAACTGTATTTGCTGTTGTTCGATTACCCAATCTGTAAATTTAACGCTCATTTCTTCTCTCCCTTACTTCTAAAAATATAACCAATGACACTAATATCAACATAAACCAAAAGACTGTTTCAATGACAAACCAATTATAATTATAAATAAATTCATCATATGACTCGGCTATTTGTTCCTCATCTACAGTAAAATTATTAAGTTTATTTATTAGAGAATGTATCCACTCTATCACAGCCCGGCTCCTCTACATATAATGATATTGGATCCCCATCACTATTGTATCCAGGACCAATATAAACCGGGACACAATCTTTCTCTTCTTCTTCTTCCTCTTCAGCAGCCAATAAAATAAGGTTAGATGCAACTACCCACATCGCTATCTTTTCCCATGACTGAGCGCGAGCATTACTAGATAAAATAATTATCATACTAAAAAAGATTAGTGCGATAATGCTTTTCCACCACCAATCATTCATGATTTTCTTCCTCCAAAAACTGCACACACGCTTGTATTTTCTCGTTTTTTTCTCGTGCTGCTTTAACATCTCCTATAACAATAATAAATGCCATAACAATAAGACCAACAAAATACATGCTTAATTTTTCATACCATGTAAATAACGGTTCTCTTTTCATTTTTATTTCCCCCATACTTTTGTTTTTTTTCCACCCTCATATTCAACAGCGTGGCCCTCACTGATAAGGAGCTGACAAATGTCCTGACCATCTTCTGTATATGGTATCGCTAATATTCTGCCATACTTTCCCACGCCTAATGATTTAATTTTTAATTTTTTGGCGCATAACTCTTTTAAGCGTGCGGACGCTTTTTTACCTAATGCCTTTTCAACTAAATTTCTGGTTCGCGATTCTGGTGTATCAATACCAGCTAAACGACATCTTTGTTTATGCAGCTTAACATTAAAACCAAGATCAAGAGTAACATCGATAGTGTCACCATCGACTACCCTTTCTAATTCAGCATGATATACAAATGTCTCAACTTTTTCTTTTTTCATCTTTATCTCCCAATAATTTTTTAAATTTTTCTGTAAATTGACCATTATTTTTAGTCCACCTTTTTCTTGACGCAAGCCTTCTTAAATTTCTTGCTGTTAATCTATCTTCATCTTGAGCTTGGTTCATTGCGTCTATAAAACCTGCCCCGGATTTAGTAACTCTTTTTTTACTCATTTTTTTCCCTCAATTGTTTTAAGTTTTTATCTGTAAATACGCGTAGCAACGCATCAACAGCATCGTTTTTATTTTTGAAAACATCCCTCTCCATTTCGACAAGGAAGGCTACAAAGTCTTTTCCTAACTGTATTAAATCTTTTTGATTGTGATGTGAGCGCAACTCAACTGCTATCTTTTGAAACACTTCATTTGTTTCATCATCGTTTTTATATGTATCTTTTGACTCTACATTTATATCCATATGTGATGGAAATCCCATTTTTTTCTCCCTTTTTTGCAGACAAAAGTCCTTACCCCTCTAAATACTCTTCGCTATGTTGCAGCGAATTACTCGTCCATCACAACATCATATGGTAGTGTTTTGCTCTTCCTTATAACTTCCGGGGAATGAGCAACCCATTCCATAGACTGTGATGTTAAAGGGCTACGCTCTTTGATGACTGAATTTAATTGCATTTCCGGATCATAACCAAATGGTCCTTCATTCGCTATCGAAACATGGATCCAATGAATAAAATCTTTCTTGCTCATCCTTTCTTCAGGATTCCAAGGCAAGTCAATTTTATCAGGATGCGGTGTTCCAAAATGTGCGCATCGTGCAATAGGCCACCATGATGGAATAAAAAAATCTTTACTAACACTTGCAGTGTGCTTGTAACCATTTTGATACTCATTACGCTCCAAAACAAACTCCGTTGGAAGCGATTCACCAAGATCGTGTTTAACATTTAAAGCCTGCATTTATACTCCTTATGTAAACCAATTAAGTATAATATCTTTTATTATTTGTTTGAAGTCAAGTAAATAAAAAAATCCGTTTACTTTAAAAATAGGGTAAAATGGTTCATAAAACATGGTTCATATGTATGAACGACAGCTATCTATGAACCATTTTTCTTTGTAAGTGTTTGTTTTACTTAAATAAAAAAAATGAAATGGTTCATGGTTCATAAGGTCTTTCTATGAACCGTTTACACTAGTTAAGTTATTGAAAAATATATATAATAATTTTTTTTGCAATCGTTCATGGTTCATGTATATATATATATAGTGGGGCGTATGAACCGCCCCCACATATAAAGTAAATAAAAAAGGAGAAGGCATGAAAGGGAGTAGTAAATCAGATATGAATGCAGTGATCGAGGATCCACAATCTCCTCAGTCACAGTTAACGATGCAGCAACAAAAATTTGTGGATCTTTATTGTTCGGCTGAAGATCTGTCGCAGACGGAGGCGGCCCGGAGGGCCGGGTATAAGTATCCGGCACTATCAGGTCATCAACTACTAAGAAAGCCCCATGTGGTCGCCTGTATTGACGAGAAGAGGAGGGAAATCGGGCATAAGTATCGTATCACTCCTGAAAGAAAAGCTCGGGATCTAATTAATATTCAACACAAAGCTCAAGAAGAAGGAAAATACATAGCCGCCTTAAAGGCCATTGAGCTACAAGTTAAGCTTGCGGGACTTGATATTAAAAAATCCATAAACATTACCGGGAAGATAGATATCGACTCCATGACTGAAGAAGATATCAAGAAAGAACTAATGAATTTAGCTAAGGAAGCTGAAAGAAATACAGTAGATCTCCCCCCGGAAAGCTTTGTTGAAGTAATCGAACCTGAAGAATCAGACTAAATTATCTGCCAAAGGCATTGGATCAGGACTATCATTGTCGGGATATGTATAAAATAATGCATTGTTAGACCAAGTAAAAAACAGTAAAAGACAATTATCTTTTATACTATCCACCAGGAAAATCAATGCGACAATGTGTGATTTTACATTATATTTTCAAGAAAATGTTCAATAACTTTAATTGTAAATCCGTTTCCAATCATTTTATATCTTTGTGTGTTAGATACTCCCTCAGTATAGTTATCTGGAAGTGTCTGGAGCCGTTCACATTCTAATGGTGTAAGTTTGCGCCATGAAACTTCTTTATCATTAACCCACATATTTCCATTAGAGCTGTTGGTTCTTAATGTTGTAGATTTATCTCCCGTTATTGTCTTTTTATTATAAGGATCAACAAATTCTGCATCGGGATCAGGAATATATTTTTTTACTGATAGTTTGGATATTGGTATCTTATTTCCGAGATTAACAGCCACTTTCGGTTCTGTATTGCCACCACCATGAGCATTAACTGTCGGTGATTTACCTCTTTCTGAATAAATTCTTTTTAAAGACTCATGCCCATTTAAATCGGCCGCCACAGCCACTTGTTTCGGTGTTTTATATGTTTCTAAATATGGAGCATCAGTCGGTTCTTTGTGATATCCAGCAATAACTGTTCCTATCTTTTCATCTTTAGCTGTATAAAAACGACCTTTTCCTCTCTTAGCATTTAATACTCTATCTTTCTTTTGGTCACTAATTTCATGTTTAGGATCGGGATGTGTTTCCAATATATCTTTCAAAACAATTCCCAAATCATCGGGCTGTTCTTGTTTTAATGGAATGTTCGTCCAATATAATCTTTTTCTGCTTTGCGCTGATACAAGAGATGAATTTATTTCACGCGGTTCAATACCAAATAAACTACCATTAACGCATTCAGGATAAATTTTACCTATTGCATTATTAATTACTTCTTGATGCTCCTTTTTCATTTTTACATTTTCTAGTAAAAAATATTTAGGTTTTAACTCTTCGAGCAATCTAATAAATTCAAAAAACAATACGGATCGTTCATCTTTAAATGCCTTTTGTTTCCCGGCAAATGAAAAACCTTGGCAAGGACTACCCGCAGTTAATAAATCAATATCATGTATAAAATCTTCTCCCTTAATTTCCTTAATATCTCCAAGATGAATTGTATTCGGGAAATTCTTTCGGGTTATCTGAATTGCATATTTATCTATCTCACTCGCATAATATTTATAAACGGGTATGCCTAAATTTTTTAAAGCAATTTGTGTTCCGCTACATCCATCAAATAAACTGCAAACTACAATGCCTTTTGTCATTTCTGCTCCATAATTAATCTTTTAACAAACTCTAACCCAGTCTTAAAACCTACATTATAGTCATCACTTTCTTCGGGATCTGTTTTATTAACTGAATGAATTATTTCGGGAGATACTAACTTTTTTTTATATAATTTTTCTATCTCCACATCTATTTTTGTTATCACTCTCATTGATTTTTTTCTTCCTCTCAAATTACTTTCAGAACTCATTTTTGGCTCGCTTAATTTCATCACGTTTTTTTTCACACTTATTTACTATCTCTCTTGCCAATCTTGGTTCTTGCCAATGTTTATTCCATGTCGGTCTGCACTGCTCTTCTTCCCAATCGGGCTGTGCAACACTTGATTTTAAAGCCCATATAACTTGATCTAATTGATCGGCGCTTAAATGTATGTTCTTTTTAACCATGTTTAATTTTCCTCCTAAGTTTTTTTGCTTTCATATTCTCTCTTTTAATTAGTTTATTTGCCTCCGACTGCATTGTGAATATTTCATACTTCGTTCCTATAAATTTTGTGCGATCGGGTTCAACTCTTCTATGCGACATAATTTTCCCTTTATCTTTGTTAGTTTTACCTGGCAGTAATCTCTTACCCATTATTCTTCTCCATTTTCCATAACTTGATCCTTTGAATATAATATTTAATTCTGTATAAAATTCTTCTGCTTGTTCTAACAATCTTCTCTTCTTTTATGTAAGCATTAATAGAAAGTAAATCTTTGCAAGAACTATCATTATCAACTAATACCTCTGAAGTTTGTTCGGTTAATCCATCAACATTTTCTACAATATCTATTAAAATTTTTGCATTAGGATTAAATTCCAATTCTTTTATTGAATATTCCAATTCATCAATTAATTCTTGTATTGTCATTATTCTTCTCCCTCTAAAAAAACTTTATCTCTTTCTTCTTCGGTCTTAAACCATGACCATTGAATCTCTGTTCCATCATCATTATCTATGGCATTATCTAAAGTTTGTTCTCCAAACCATTCAACCAAACCATATGTATATCCATTGTTATCATCTCTATTAAACTTGTATGCTTGTGTGTCATACCAATTAAATTTTAAACAATTTGTTATATCGTAATCAATAGCCATTATTCTTCTCCTATTAACTCAGCATTCTTATAACTATCGTCATCAAAATACACATCCCCACTAATATTAAACCCTCCATCTTCAGTAAGAATTTTCCTAGCGGTTCGCTCATCATCCGCCTTGATCTCATACTCAAAATAAGATTTAACCTTAAACCTAAATATTTTATCAGCCATTATTCATCTCCTTTTCAATTTTTGTATATGTATCATGATGATAGGTTCTTCTATTTTGATATTCATCATAGACACGATCAGTATCCTCGTGATCTCCATTGACAACCATATCTAATATCTCTTCATCAGTTAAATGATCATCAACCTCAATCTCAGGATACCATGTTTCATCTCTTGAAATTTTTAGCTTAACTTTTTTCTTAACCATTATTCTTCTCCCTCTTTAATTTCTTCTACTCTAGAAAATGTAAAATGTGGTGTGCCAATTGGCTCAAACCATTCCCCGTCGGTTCTTTTGCCCTTATCGATAGCATCATCTTCGTTCTCTGCATCAACCACAACATAATAATCTGTGTTCTCATTAACTATGTATTTATATTTTTTAGCCATTATTAATCTCCTCTATGTTGCCTGACCATATACATCTCTTTCACTTTCTTCATTGTGTTTCCAACCATTCCATAAACCCAGATCTTGCCAGGCCAGATGCAATGCTCCCTCTACATCCCAAATATCGTGATTGTCTTCAAAAAAATACTCTTCAGGTTCACTAACATGAGATACTGTATAAGAGTAATTAGCTATGAATGGATTGTTGGTATAATTATCTACAACATCTCTTTGAAATTTTTCAAATGCATCCTCATCTTTCCAATCGGGTTTCGGGATATTATGATCCCATTCATATTTGGTAACGGTAATAATAAATGTTTCGGTTACACCATCTATCGTATCATCCATTGTTATGGATGCTGAATTTTTAAAAAGTAATTTAACCTTTAATAATTTTATCTTCATATCTTCTTTTGATAGAAAACTTGGAAAAGAAAATCCAATATTTATATTGTTATTAATCATTATTCATCTCCCTCATCATAAACATCAATATCGTGCATAGCATTTTCCAAACAAGTATCAACTCCCCATTGAGTTTTAAAATCACTCCAAACTGACTCTCCCGTATCTTGTAAGGTTACACTATAACCATGTGTTCCATATTCATTTTCATAGTGAAACATTTCATCGGGATCATTTATTTCGTTTATGTCTATTGATGGTTCTTGTTTATAAATATCTATAATAAAATTACCATAAACAATTTTTTGTTTAACTAATTGCATTGCTCTCCTCCTATTAATGCGTCTATAAATTCAGGATTGTTTTCTTTTAATTCTTGAATGCGATCATAATCAATGCTCGCTTTCCTTAGTGTGATGGATCGATTATATCCATCCGTAACCGTTTGACCTGGCTCATCTTTAAATTTTAAAATGCCACTCTCAATAAAGGTATTAACAAAATATCTGCCATATGATCCCTCTAATTGAAGAAATCTTCCTTTTTCATAGGTTTCTAATGCTTGCTCATATATATTTTTTTCAGTCATTATTTTTTTACCTCTCTTAAATCTTCGTGATCTGTCCCCTCTGCAAGAAAAGAAACATCATGATTTGGTTTAAGCTCAAAAAGTTTTATAGTCCCGTCATCATTTAAAAGCTCATTACCATCTTCATCTTTTTTGTAAAATTGTATATTCCACACACATATATCAAATTCAACCACGATCTTTTACCTCTCTTTTTTCTAAGACTACTCCACCGCCCGCATCTTCTAATGAACTTGGGTAATCTCTTGATCCCTCTTCCATAATTTCAAAACTATTAAAGTTTTTTAATGCTTTCATTCCTTCAATAAATCCTACTAAACCCTCAAGAGTAGAAAACCTATACCAATCTTCATGCATTACATCATGCATGCCATCCTCAAATTCTTCCTCTCCAAATTTAACATGGAGATAATATTGTTTCTTATTTTCGGTATTCGATAAATAAGTTTTTATTGAATGCTTAAATATTTCTTTAAGAAATTCGGGGTTCGGGTTTTTGGTATTCTCTTCGTTATCTTGTAAAAGAGTTTGCAAGGTAAAGATTAATTTTGATTCATAATAGGATGGATCATTATCAAGTAATTTTTCTTTCTGCTCTTCGGTATTCTTTAATATTGCTAATTCGGTTTTCATTGGTTCGCCTTTCCTTTCATAATTAATCGACCTGGTTCTGATATCATTATTTTTAGCCCATGCCTTCGGGCAATCTTTTTGTGGTTCGTTCTCCAATCAAAAAATATATTTTCTCTTTTTAATAATTTATTTAATTTATTATTCATGTTTTAACCTCTCTTTTTAGTGTAATTTATACGCAATATTTTTAACTGATTTGTCCCAGCATTTCCGACAAACTCCGCACTTGCCCGCGTTTTCATATGCTTTGCACGGATGCGCGTTCTTTGGTAATTCTTGCGCGGTTCCGTAAATTGTTGATTTATATAAACCGTTTATTTTTTCCGTTTCTTGAATATTGGTTAAATCTAAACCGCCCTTAATACTATCACTTGAAAACCTAACAACCACGTTTTCAAGCTCGTTCATGCGATCAAGAATAGGTTTAATCTTTTTTACTTTATAACTCCGCGTTGGTATCCAATGGTTACAGTGTGGAGTATTCTTGCAAATCTCGTATATTTTCCACGCCAAATCTTTATGGTAAATATCACCACTATCAAACCATCTAAAAAATCTTTCATTTAAATTGATATAGTTTGTCATATCTTCGGTGAACTCTTCGCGTTTCCATGCTTTGAAATTGTCCGCCCTTGCTTTCTTTACATTTTTAAAATTGTAAGTGTGTTTGTTGGCATAACAACCCGCGCACGCTGTAACCAATTCGCCTTTGGCATTCCTTGCGCCTGGACAAGTTTGAACAGCTTGCAAACTCCATGATCCGCACGGCATTTTAGAAGTTTTACTAATATTAATATAATCTTTTATAATCATTTTTTTACCCTTATATTATTTATTTCTTGTAAACCATAATATAGGAATTTGAGAAGAAAAACAAGAAAACAACCAAAAAAACTTATATTATTTACTTTAATTGAAAAATAAGCATTTTTTCAAAATCTCTTATATTATTTTATATAATCAAAACCCGCGTTTTTTTATAAATAAACTAAAGGCGGGCAAGCCCGCCCGCCGTCCCCATATAAATAGGGGTTCGGGTTCTTCGGTTCATGGTTCGGGTTTAAGTTTATGAACTAAAACTATTTCGGGTTAGGGTTCGTATATTGTCCAGGTTCGCGCGCGCTCGCGCGCCCGTTCGGGTTCGGGTTTGGGTTTAAGTTTGAACTTGAACTAAAACTGTTTCGCGTTGGGGTTAGGGTTAGCGATCCATAAAAGAGGCCATAAATTCCCCGGGGCGGGATCCGTTCGGGGTTCGGGTTCGGGTTCGGGGCGCGGGGCGCCCACCAATATGCAATATGTTAGGGTTAGGGTTAGGGGTTTATTTTTTTTTGAATGTAGCAGCGGACTTTATTCCGACAAAATTTCCATCTCATTCGTTAAGTATATAGAAGATAAAAAATTGTTTTTATCATAATTGGAGAATGTAATGTTACATATAAATAGAATTAAGATTTATCAAAAATTTATGGATAACCCAGAAGATTTATCTGATAATGAAATTGATATATTAAAAATGTTTGATGAAGAGTTTGATGCTTGGTTAAAAAAAAGGGGAGCAGATTTCTCCGCCCCCCCTAGCCAGAGGAATAAGGAATAACCCCTAACTATTGTAAGTAGATAGCTATCTCAAAACCTAGCGCGGTCATGAGAAGAGCAATCACAATCGTATAGTAAATATGTTCACTCATTTTTCTAATTCCTCCCTTTAAAATAGTAACCAAGCAATGCCAAATATCAGAACAATTACACATAAAATTTTCTGAAATTTTGTAGCATCTCTTTTGTTTGATGTTTCAAAACTATCTCTTTCAAAACTATCTCCATTAACAATACCCGCAACCGTTTCTAAAACATGCTCAACTTCACCGTTCAACTCGTTGAAGATGTCTTGTCCTTTTTCAGTAAAGTTAATGGTGTCATACTCATCCGTATAGATATATCTTTTGTAATTTCCTTTATATCTTTCTTGCATAATCCAATCAGCAATATCAGTAGTAAGCTCGATATATATGTCGGATGATAGTGGAATTTTATCTTTAATCGTCATGCTTTCCTCCCACTATTTGATTGGGGGTTAATCTCCCATAATTTCTTTGCACTCTTTTGTCATAGAAATCAGTAACCGCTAGTAGCGACATTAAACTGTGCCACTCTCCTCTAAATTTCTGTTTCTCGTTTTCTGGAAAGTATTTAATTAAATGTTCCATATCTTCGATAGCTTTAGGTGTTACCTTTTTAAATTTATCCATGTATTGCATGGCTGCTTTGTATTCATCTCTTAATGTAGTCATTGTAAAAAATGGGTGGAGTTATTAGCTCCACCCTTCTCCCTTATCTAGTTGTTGATGATAGTTTAAGTCTTTTCATTTCTTTATAAGACTCTGGACGCTGTAGTAATAACTGAAGTCTGAACCATTTTCTTGTCACTCTAGTTAAAAATAGTTTAGAGTTTTCCAAGTCTTTACTGTTCATAATTTCTTCATGAGTTATTAGTTCTTGGAAATCTGAATCAAGTCTTTCCATTTCCCAGTCATAGTAGTGAACAATGTTGTTCAGATTTTTATGCATTATTAAAACATTATCAACCACTTGTCTTTCGAGCATTTCTTCCCGACCGCCAAGCAGCGAGTTCTGATTGATTATTGAATATTTATATTGAAAATTATCTTTCATTTTCTTTCCTTATATTTATCGAGAAATTATGTCCCCGACTTCTTCCTAAACATTACTACAATATGTGGTATATGTAAACTAAATAACTTAATTTATTTACTTGATTCTAAGGAGCGTTGTGTTGTTGTGATGCGGTGCGTCTTACCTTGTAAACCAAGTAGGGCTGTATGGGTCCCTATGCGGTCGAGAGGCATGCTCTATGCGGAAGCGGCACGGGACGGGGGGGGATTCTACTCAGAAGGCGATGGGGTTAGTAGTCCTTCTGAGTAGTGTTTCTGTCAAATAATAACAGAATTTTGACAAAAAGCCGGTCTGGTATGTAAACTAGGTACCCTAGAGATTTTGGTGGAAAAAGGATAAAGTTCTTGCCACCCCTAAAAAAATAATGTTACTTATGAATTGTATAGTATCTTAATCGGAAGGATAATAAATTTATGCCAGCTCCATTAGCACC